CCCAACATAAACCATTTATCATTTATAGTGTCGAACACTTTGTCATTCATTGGGTGTGACATTATTCTATCTCCGACATTTTCTGTTGACATTCTTCGATGTGAAACCTCATCTGTTCAAAATAGTCTGTAAGCACTTTTGACTTTTGAAGTAACAACTTTTCAGCATTGACATCTTCGTCGTTTTCACCCTCAATATCAAAGCTCCTTATAAACTCTTCACCTTGTTCTTCGACCTTTTGTAATCCATCTAGAATGATTCCTATCTCATCTAGATTGAATCCTTCCACAGTATTATGTGTTGACAAATTATCTATGTAGACACGAATACATTTGGACTTTGACAAAGGTTGACCATCAGTATATTTTCTCCAATCTTCCCCGTCGACAAGATATTGACCTCTCCATCTCACTCTGTACATATCTTTGTTGACATGTTTCTTGAGTAGCTTGATCATCTTCATATTCTCAGGTGTGTTTGGTATATCAGAAAATACATATCGATTAGAAGCAAATACCTTTTCTAGATAGTTTAACCTCTTCATCTTTTCATCTAGATGCCCAACGTTGTGTTCATCGTTTTCTAATTGGGCGACAAGCCTGACATTTTCTTTCTCAAGATTTTCTACCTTTTCATGTAGATCATGAATTAATTTACTTACTTTCATTAGCTTTTTCCTTTCAATATAAACTTAATGACTTCGTTAGTCCAACCGTTCCCAAGTATCTTGTAACCCTGACTATTACTCACAGACTTACAATAATCATCAGGTAACGTTTGTAACCTACAACATTCCCTTACAGTAAGTTTACGCCATTGTAAAGCACTATCTGTATAAGCATGTGGATAGCGACCAACTGGTAATGGCGAAACTACTGCATCTTTGTCTACTGTAGATAGACACCGTGACTTGTCGTTATCGTAAACTTCAAGTGTCTGTACAAGTGGAATAGACTTATCGTTATCCTTTCGTACTCCATCTTGATCAATACGTCTACCTTTTACAGAAGCAGACTTGCAAAGTATTTTGGGTTCACGATTGCCACCACCACAAGTATTCAATGTAGGTGACTTTCCCTCGACAGAATAGACACGCTTTAGTATGTCATGTCCATTCAGATCAGCTACTCCAACTTGCTGACAACCATCTTTGAATACCAACTGTCTACGTGACTTCTCAAAGTAAGTTCGCAAGTTGCCACCTTTCCAATAGTTAGCATCTAGACAGTATGACTTTTCTCTGTCTACACAACCACACTCGATTATATCTTTGAGTTTAATTCCCTTGTCATCAGGTATGTCAAATTCAAAATCAGTTATATACATACGTACTCTATTCTGTGCAGACACAATAGATGAATTGATTATGTACAATTTCAAATTAGGATTAATCTCTTGCAACGTATTCAGAATGATATCTTGCCATTCTTTTTTCATTCGTACGTTTTCAAAAAGTAATTTGCAATGTTTAAAACGTTCATAGTGATATTTATATATCTTGACAAACTCAAAGAACAACTTCGATTGAGGGTGTTCAAAGTTCAAGCCTTTTCCTGCTACAGAAAATCCCTGACAAGGTGATCCACACAGAATAACATCAATAGGTAAGTTTTTTGTCACTTCGATAACATTTCTTATGTCACCTATGTGCATTATGTCTTTGTGATTGTCTTGAGCTACCTTGATAGCAAACTTATCTATCTCAGAGCTAAACCAGTTAGTTACTGGTAGTCCTAGTTCTTTTACTGCTTGGCGACCTATCTCGCCACCACTACATAAATTAAGCCAATTCATTCCCCGTTCCCTTCTATAAAACAAGCACCTTGTATGTTCAATTCATTATAAATAAACAAGCCAAAATCATAACCTTGTTTATAGTAGTGATGTGATTGTTCATCATTCTTTTGACCATGAACAACGGCATCTGTTACGCCATCTTTAAATGCAGATATAATTTTATGCTTTTTAATTTGCTTATCTAATTCAATTAAGTTCATTCGTTTTCCTTTCATAAATAAATTACTCAGGGAAACTTATACAACTAACTAAAAACATCTGTCAACAAAAAAAAAGAGGAGTGACTTTTTACGGTCACTCCCCTCTAGCATTAAGGAGAAAACATAGCTTTGAAAGCACCAGTTAATCGAAAGGAAAAAACTAACCGATGCTTTCCTTATGTTGTTTGACATTGACAGAGTACTTCTGACTTCGCTTATCTAGCATAACCATATTGTCTCTTAACCAATCAACACAAGCCTTCTTTGACTTAGCGACAAAACACGTAATCCATAATCTGTAGTCTAGATTGTGTCCTCGCTTGACAAATTCTTTATCTTGTAATCCTATTCTTACTGCTGACAATTTCGCATCGACAATCCACATGCCATCGCTACGTTGTGTTATGTCAGTCTTTGTCTCTTTCTCTTGTTTCATATTCTTTACGTAAATCCTCTATGTAAAGTTTAACAGATGTACGAATAAGATCTGCAATACTTACTTGCATGTTAAACGTGTTTGTTTCTTTTGTCGAGAAGTTTTTTAGCTCCTCGTAATCTTTTTTTTCTATTGTCAAATTGTATGACATTGTTTCTTTAAATAATTTATTTGGTCTAGGCATAGCGTATCTCCCAAAGGGTTTCACACACATATCACGGATTTAAAATTACGTCAAATTATTTTTTTGTTTGACAGTATTTTTATTGTGTAGTAAGGGTTCAGAAATGGAATGGATAAGGAACTATGTGGGAAACTTACATGTTGTATCTTATGGGCGTTATAGGGGTGATTGCCCTATGTGTCATAGGCATAACACCTTTAGTGTAACAGATACAGGATTTGAAAGATTGTGGTACTGCTTTCACGCTGATTGCCACACAAAAGGTTCAACTGGAGTGCAACTTACAAAAGAGAACTCAAAGGTTGCATTTAAGGAACGCTTTACTAAACAGACAAGCGACACAGAGTTTGTCGTTCCAGATACGTTTGTTTCGCTTTCACGTAGCAAAGAAGCTGAAGCATATGTCAAGAGAGTTGGATCGTATGATGCTTACCTAAATGGATTAGCAGACATACGATACGACTTTCAACAAGAGAGAGTAGTCTATCTAGTTAAACACAATAACAAGATCGTTGATGCAACTGGTAGAAGTTTAAATGGAAGGAAACCAAAATGGAGAAGATATGGAAGAAGCAAATACCCTTACGTATGTGGCAGGGATAGACTGGACTTATTTATTGTCGAAGATTGCCCTAGTGCTTGCTGTGTTAGTGACAGCGTTTTCGGATTGGCATTGATGGGAACAACATTACTCGATGAACACATTGATGTAATAAAAAATTATAAAAAAGTATTTGTTGCTCTTGACAAAGATGCAACATCTAAGGCATACATTATGATGAGAAAACTACGGAACTATGTTCCAACTAAATTAATTGTTTTGAACAAAGATTTAAAAGATATGGAAAGAGGGGAAAGAAATGAGTTCATCAGGCGTTATATCGATTGACAGACAAGTATTAGGTTTCTGTCTCAACGTTGACTTCTTCAACAAAGTAAAAAATAAAATTGATCGGACTATGTTCGACAATGAACTAAAAGATATATTCGACACGATAGTCTATTCACATACCAAGTACAATCGTAGTCTATCTGTGAGTGAACTATCAACAATATTTAATGATCGTAATCCTGCCATGCCTGACTCTGCACGTAAGCGTGTACAAGAGATGGTTGAACAACTCGTTGCACCAAAAGAAAGTGATGAGTTACATACTGACATTGTAAACAATCTGTGGTTACGTGACAAAGCTAGACAGATAGGCGAGAAAGCCTTAGACATATTCACTGGTGACAGTGATGAGTTCGGTGAGTTAAAGAAGCTGATCGAAAGTGTAGATGACGGCAGGATAGGTGACAAGACAACTTATACTGTGGTTGACAAAGATCTAAATGAACTACTGACAGAGGTGGCAGGCGATAATGATTTTCCATTCACATTCAACTTAATAAATGAGAACATCAAAGGTTTAGATCGTGGCAACTTAGGTATCTTGTTTGCAAGACCTGAAGTGGGTAAGACAACGTTTTGTTGCTTTCTTGCATCATCTTACATAAAGCAGGGTTTTCAAGTGGTGTATTGGGCAAATGAAGAACCTGCTGCACGAATAAAATTAAGAATAATACAGTCATACTTTGAACTGACAAAAGAAGATATGGTGGCACAACGGTTTGAATTGCTTGAGGTGTACAAACGAGAGATAGAACCATACCTGACTATCATGGATTCAGTAGGAACATCCATAGAAGAGGTAGACGAGTATGCTAAGCTAAACAAACCTGACATAATGTTTTGTGATCAGCTAGATAAGTTCAGAATAAAAGGCGAATACAATCGTGGAGATGAGCGTCTCAAGGAAACTTATGTATCTGCAAGAGAGATAGCTAAGCGTAACACATGTCTTGTTTGGGCAGTAAGCCAAGCTAGTTATGATGCTCACGACAGACAGTTCATTGACTACGCCATGCTAGACAACTCAAAGACTGGCAAGGCAGGAGAAGCCGACATAATAATTGGCATAGGCAAGACTGGTTCAAGTGAAGTGGATAACGTGGTCAGACATATCTGTATATCTAAAAATAAAATCAATGGGTGGCATGGTATGATCAATGCCCAAATAGATATCGCAAGAGGAGTTTACTACTAATGAACGTGTTAACTTTAGATGTAGAAACTACTCACAAAGACAGACAAGGTGGTGGCACTACTGCTTTGCCCTACTTCAATAACCGTTTGGTATCAATAGGTTGGAAGTGGTTGTTAAACCAAGATGTTAACTATGAATTTTTCTACCACAAAGATAAAGACACGTGGTACAATTCAGAAACCGTAAATAAAATACAAAATGATTTGGACAAGACTGATGTGCTTGTCGGACAAAACATAAAGTTTGACATCATGTGGTTGCGTGCATGTGGATTTAAATATGATGGAGTGATATATGATACGATGGTTGCAGAATATCTTCGGTCGAAAGGAAGGCGTTGGTCTTTGGCACTTGATGCTCTTGCAAAACGCTATAACGTTACCCAAAAAGAAACGGACTTGGTTACACCGTATCTTAAAGAGGGGAAAACGTTCTTCGACATTCCTGCAGAGATAGTAGAAGAGTATGGAATAGCAGACGTGATTGCAACAGAAGAGGTTGCAGTAAAACAACTAGAAGCCTTTGGCTTAACATTTGAGGAACTATATGAAACAGACACTGAAACTGTCATTTGAAATGACTGATGTGCTATCTAGGATAGAACACAACGGATTGAAGATTAACCTAGATACCTTAGACCAAATAGAAAAAGAATACGAAAATGAAATGCACGTCTTGGAGAACAGACTGAACGAACTGGCAAAAGAAGCTATGGGCGATACACCTATCAACTTAGCTAGTCCTGACGACAAAAGCATGTTGCTTTACTCTCGCAAAGTAAAAGACAAAGCGTTGTGGTCAATGACATTCAATCTAGGACACGAGATGCGTGGCAACACAATCAAGCCAAAGATGCGAACTCGTATGAAGAACACGGAGTTTGTAAGATGTGTAAGACAAATGACTGACATTGTGTACAAAACTATCGGTCGTCAATGTCAGCCGTGCAACGGATCAGGTAGAGTAACACCATTGAAGAAAGACGGCAGCATTGGTAAAGCCAAGCGTATATGCAAGGATTGTATAGGCAAGGGCGTAGTCTACACATCTACTGGAGAGGTAGCAGGGTTCAAGCTTATACCACGTACAGTCAGAGATACTGCATCTGCAGGTTTCAAGACAGACAAGGTAACCCTCGAAGATAGGCTATCTGAACTAGACGGTAATGCACGTGAGTTCTGTGAAGCGTATGTACGATACAATGCTTTGCGTACCTATCTATCTACGTTTGTCGAGGGCATGAAAAACAATGTAGACGATGATAGTTTTATTCATCCTGAGTTCATGCAATGTGTAACTGCAACTGGTAGACTATCTAGTCGTAATCCTAACTTCCAGAACATGCCACGTGGTTCAACGTTTGCAATACGTAAGGTTGTAGAAAGTAGATTTGATGGTGGCAAAATACTTGAGGGCGATTACTCACAGTTGGAGTTCAGGGTAGCAGGGTTTCTTGCAAAAGATAAACAAGTGTACGATGATGTAGAAAAAGGTACAGATGTCCACAGCTATACAGCATCCATCATAGGTTGCTCTAGACAAGAAGCCAAAGCACATACATTCAAACCGTTGTACGGTGGTGTAAGTGGCACACGTAGTCAGCAACAATACTATCAAAGGTTCAAACAAAAGTACGAACAAGTCAGTGAGTGGCACAAACAATTAGAGAAAGAAGCCGTAACTACAAAACTCGTTAAATTGCCGTCTGGTCGAGAATACTCGTTTCCTGACGCTAGGTGGACAGAATGGGGTTCAGCTACCAATCGTACTGCTATATGTAATTACCCTGTTCAGGGGTTCGCTACGGCTGATCTATTGCCTATTGCGTTGGTAAGGCTAGATAGACTGATGAGAAAGCAAGAAATGGAATCAGTTATATGCAACACAGTACATGATTCCATCGTTCTTGATGTGCATCCGAGTGAAGAAGAGCAGTGTATCAAGGCACTTTCTGAAGCTATGTTGTGTTTGCCAAGTGAGACGAAACGTAGGTATGGCATAGAATATGACATGCCAGTCGGTATAGAATTAAAAATAGGAAATAATTGGCGTGACTTATCTGAAGTAAGTTTGTAACCTCTGATTACGTTAACCTTAATTTAAATAGAAAAGGATAAATTTTATGGACACAAACGTACAAACTATGAATACTGAAATTGATAACATTGTTGGATCTTTCAGTAATGATGATATAGAATCTTTGATGAACTTGACTGGTCAATCAACCACGTCAAAGTCTAATCAAGGTTTATCAAGACTAAACATAAACTACGATGTAGAAACTGAAGATGGTCAGACACTTACTCGTGGCGATTGGAAAATGATGTATGAAGGCGAAATGGTCTACGCCAAAACAGTTTTAATTAGACCAATATTACGAACTTATGAGTGGAGTGTTTTTGATCAGGAGCTAGGAAACTTTTCCTGCAAGTCTGTACAGAAGCCTACCATGTCAGGTGACTTTCCTGATACAGAGGGTGGCAACAAGTGTGGTCGTCTATCTGCACAAGAGGAAGAGAAACTAAGTGATGATGATCCAATTAAGTTAAGATCACGTACTGCAGTGTGCAATCAAGTTTTGTATTGTGTAATTAGTGGCGATTTTACGAAAGCCAATAAAGAACCAGTCAAGATTGAAAGCCACCCAGTAGTCGCTTACTTCAAGAAGTCAGGGTTCGTGCCAATGAAGAATTTTATTGAAAGCCTAACCAAACAAAAGAAGATCATGCAGAAATGTTGGATCAACATGGCTACGGCTAAGCAGAAGAGAGGATCGGTAACATACTGGACACCAGTGCCAACTCTCAAAAGCGAAACTGATATCTCAAACGAAGATAAGGAGTTAATGAAAAAGTTTGCTGATACTGTCAAGGCAGCCAACCAGTCTGTTCTTGAGCAAAACAGAGATTCATCTAAACTACAAATCGTAGAAGCAGATGATAATTTAGCGAACGATTTCAATGCTACTCCAGTTTAAAATCCAAGACTATATGGAACGTGCTAGTAGGGGGGAAGTAACTCTTCCCCCTGAAGCCGTTTTGGACTTTGCCAATTCGTGCAAAGATGCTGTGACTGTACAGCTAAACAAAGAGAAAAGCTATAAGATACGTATGTCAGGTTTAGGCAGACCAGTCTGTCAACAACTACTTGAGAAACGTGGTATCGAACAAGAAACACCTTACAACCTTTTATTCAGATTTCTATTTGGAGATATAGTAGAGTCTATAGCAGTGCTTGTGCTTGAGCAGGCAGGGGTTGATATCGTGGCTAAACAGAAAGCAGTCAAACTCACAATAGATGAAACAGATGTAAGTGGCACGTTGGATTTAATTATACGTGATGAGTTTGGACAAGAGAAAGTTTGGGATATAAAGTCTGCAAGTGAGTGGGCATACAAATTTAAATACACTGGTTACGGTGGATATGAAAAGATTAAAGAAGATGATCCATTTGGATACATAATGCAAGGTCATCTGTACGGAGAAGCAACTGGATTGCCGTTTGGTGGGTGGATAGTTATAAACAAATCAAGTGGCGAAGTTGCTGTTGTTGAAGCACCTGAGTGGCAGGGAGATGACAGAAAAGAATATTTAGCTGATGCTAAGAAAAGAATTAAAGTATTGACCGATGAGTCATTAGAGTTCAAAGTACCATTTAAGGATGTGTTTGAAACATACAAGCTAGATGGACAAGAAGTAAGAACTGGAAATAAAGTATTACCCAAGCCTTGTACTATGTGTAGTTTTAAGGCACACTGTTGGAAAGATGCAGTATTACACGATAAGGTAACATCAAAGGCTAAACAGCCACCACAAGTGTGGTATTCTAAGTTGAAGAAGAAAGCATTGTAATGTCAATTATTTATGTTCGTGAATATAAAAGAGATCTTATGGAATTAAACGAGGACTTGTACCACGTTTATATAGACTCCCATGTGGAGACTGGGGGTGGGAGAGATATTGTTTTTTTACGTCAACATGAAAGAGGTATTCCCCTTACTCTTCGTGAAAACTTTTCAGACAATGGAACTCTCACCTCTCTCACTGAACAACGAGATATAATGAAAGTAGAAAATGAATTTCAAACAATACGATACGTTACTAATCAAGGCAAAGTGATATGCCTGCCGATATTCCAATTAACAAACGAACTTATTACAATAGAAAAACAATCCCCCAAACTGGCAGGGTACGTGAACAAACGGATACAGTCGTTAGGATTGAGGATGCCACTATGAAACGATTACGATTTAGATCACGGTTCGAGTTGCAACTTGCAAAAGGTTTGGCTGATAATAAAGTCAAGTTTGAGTATGAGTCCAAGAAGTTTTTGTATGTGCCGAAGCCAAGAACTTACACACCTGATTTCTATCTAGTCGAGAGTGATATCTACATAGAAGCGAAAGGTCACCTAGATAAGGCAGACAGAGTGAAAATGGCTTTGGTCAAGCAACAACACAAAGATCTTGATATACGATTTGTTTTTATGAACGCACGTAATAAAATTTACAAAGGCAGTAAAACAACCTATGCTGACTGGTGTCTCAAGCATGATTTCAGATGGGCAGAGAAGTCAATACCTGTGGAGTGGTTTAAAAATGGATGAAGATGAGATAAGAGAATTTGTAAAGAAAATGGATTTAAAAAAAGGTCATTATTACATCATACTCACTGATGTAGGCGATGATAAATTCAAAATGCACGCATATGATACAACTGGCAACAAGTATGAAAACGAAACGGATCACAGTGTTGGATCAATTATACATGAGGGTCTTGTAGGGATACTTACTGGTAAAAGTGAAGAAGTATTTAACTTTGGTATGTCAGAGCTTGCCTTTAATTATACAAGCAGAAGAATGTTCGGTGAGATAAAAGATGAAAACGGTGAAAATATAAAGTATAAAGATAACGTAATTAAAGTTGATTTTGGTAACAAACATTGATAGGGTACTATGATTATATGTTAAAGAGATTGAAAGAAGAGGATATGAATAATATGGTTGACCATCCACCACATTATAACGCAACCAATATAGAAACTATAGATATGATAAGTTCTGTAACTGGAGATGGATTTGAATTTTATTTACAAGGAAACATCATGAAGTATCTTTGTAGATACCCATACAAGAATGGCGTAGAAGATCTAGAAAAAGCACGATGGTATTTAAACAAACTAATCAAAATAAAAAAAGGGGAAAAGAATGTCGTCTAACATGTTACCAACATCCTATCAAGAGTTCATACACAAATCTAGATATGCTCGTTGGCTCGAAGAAGAGGGAAGAAGAGAGAACTGGGGTGAAACAGTTTCTAGGTATGTAGATTTTATGGAAGAAGCTTTGTTAGAAAAGCACAACTACAAAATGAAAAAAGGTGATAAGCACGCTATAGAAGAATACATAACTAATCTAAGCGTCATGCCATCCATGAGAGCATTGATGACTGCAGGACCTGCACTAAAGCGAGATAACGTTTGTGGTTACAACTGTAGTTATCTGCCAGTAGATAGTCCACGATCTTTCGATGAAGCTATGTACATTCTTATGTGTGGCACTGGTGTAGGTTTTAGCGTTGAACGAGAGAACGTTGATAAGCTACCTATCATTAGCGAAAACATGCAAGAGTCTGATGTAGTGATTGTTGTGGATGATAGTAAAGCAGGGTGGGCAAAAGCATTTCGTGAGCTTGTGGCTTTACTCTATTCAGGAATGATACCTTCTTGGGATGTATCTAAGATACGCCCTGCAGGTGCAAAGCTGAAGATTATGGGTGGGAGAGCATCAGGACCTGATCCTCTTGTTAACTTATTTAAGTTCACTATTGATAAATTCAAGGGTGCAAAGGGAAGAAAGTTATTTCCAGTAGAATGTCATGATATCATGTGCAAAGTTGGAGAGGTCGTTGTTGTAGGTGGAGTGCGTAGATCTGCACTAATCAGCCTATCTAATTTGAACGATGACCAAATGGCTCACGCAAAAGCAGGAGAGTGGTGGAACAACAACGGTCAAAGAGCGTTGGCAAACAACTCTGTGGCTTACAAAGGCAAGCCTGCTATGGAAACCTACATGAGAGAGTGGTTAGCTCTGTATGAGTCAAAGTCAGGTGAGCGTGGCATGTTCAACCGTAAGGCTGCAGATGAACAAGTTGCAAAGAATGGTAGACGACAGACTGGTCACATGTGGGGTACTAATCCATGTAGTGAGATTATCCTTAGACCATATCAGTTTTGTAATCTGTCAGAGGTTGTAGTTCGTGAGGGCGATGATCTATTGAGTTTACGATCAAAGGTAAGAGTTGCAACAATCTTGGGTACGTTTCAATCTACTCTTACAGACCTAAAATATTTACGTAGAGTTTGGAAAACAAACACAGAAGAAGAAAGGTTGCTTGGTGTATCATTAACTGGTATCATGGATCACAATGTCTTGTCAAAAATGACAGACTCAAAGGTTTGGTTACAAGAAATGAAACAAGTTGCAATCGATACAAACAGAGAGTATGCAGATGCTATTGGCATACCAAGAAGCTCGGCTATTACATGTGTGAAGCCAAGTGGTACAGTATCACAGCTTACTGATTCAGCGTCAGGTATACACGCTAGACACAATCCTTTTTATATAAGAACTGTGCGTGGAGATAACAAAGATCCACTCACACAATTTATGAAAGAGGAAGGCATACCTTTTGAAGCTGATATCACAAAACCTGATAGTGTTACTGTGTTTTCGTTTCCTATGAAATCTCCTAGTGGTGCAGTCACTAGAACAGAGATGAGTGCAATAGAGCAACTAGAGTTATGGAAACTCTATGCACTTAACTGGTGTGAACACAAACCATCCGTTACTATTTCTGTAAAGGAAGAAGAGTGGATGGAAGTGGGTGCATGGTTGTATGATAACTTTGATATTGCATCAGGGGTATCATTCTTACCATTCTCCGATCACACCTATCAACAAGCTCCTTATCAGGACATAGATGCAGATGAATATCTCGAATGGAATGGGCGTGTGCCAACATCACTCGACTGGACTAAGTTCTCTATGTATGAAAAGGAAGATAATACAAGTGGATCTCGTGAGTTAGCATGCACTGCAGATGCCTGCGAAGTCGTGGACTTGAGTGCAAGCTAATGATAGAGATACCGATCAATGACGACTATATGAACCGTGCGAGGGAAAAAGCTTCTACTGTGGGCATATTACAGGGAAGTATTACAGGTGGCACTAGCAACGTTGTAGGTGCGATAGGTGAGTTAGTCGTTGCTGATAGTATTAATGCAAAGCAAATAAATACATACGATTATGATCTAGTTAAAGATGGGATGCGTATAGATGTTAAGACTAAGCGTTGCAACTCTAAACCACAACCCCACTATGATTGTTCTGTAGCGTTGCATGGAACTAAACAAGATTGTGATGCGTATGTGTTTGTTCGCATACTTACAGATATGAGTAAGGCTTGGATTCTTGGTGGCATCTCCAAGCACAACTTTTACAAAGAAGCCACTCTATACAGAAAAGGGGATATTGATTATAACAACGGCTATACATTCAAAGCCGACTGTTACAATTTACAGATAAGTCAGTTGAGTCCTTGTCATGAAATCAAAAACTAGAGCAAAGCTATTTGTGTTAGAAGCGTATTTAAATAAAGAGGGGAATGTTGAGATGAACTACGAAGCAGTCAAACCTGAAGATCTCGAACGAGAGTTGAATACTGGTTTGCCTATGTACAGTGGCACAAGTCAGGTTGTGTCATTGCTTCGTTATCTTAGGAAATGTGGTGATGATATAATGAGTGGATCACGAAATTATATTTAAGTTTCGTAATCTAACAATAGCTCTTCACCTTTTGCTATTGATCTTTTCGTAATAATGTTAAACACAAGATAGTCATCCCAGTCTTGTGTACAATCTAAAAAACAGTTCGGTTCGTCAGAGTGGTTAATAAAGCCACCAAGAGGTGTTCTTATGTATGTAAGAATCATCGGTACTTTGATGTGTGTAGAACCTAAGTCTATACCTTTTTTTATATCTTGTGCAGCAAAGATGCCATGACCATCGATAGGACTTTCTTTTATACAAACTTCATCAGGTAAAGGTTTGTAATAAAACCTATCATAATGTATTTTCATTACTTAGTTTTTTTCTGTTTGGCGGCTTGTTTCATAGATTCTGTTGTATTACCATCACCATCTAAATCTAAAAAGTCTGGCTTGGCACTTTTACCACCAAGAGCTTTTTTCTGTCTACCTTCAAACTTTTTAATCGCTCCACCAAGATTGTAACCCATATCAAACTTTTTTTGTTGAGTCATCATACCCATAGCATCTTGTGTCTTAGGTGTGGCTGAACCTTGAGTTCTGTTTTGTTGAGCGAGTCCACCCATCATCATAGGTTTTCGTGGCATTGTCATACCACCACCATACATCTTTTGTGGGCGTTGTCCGTTATTGTATGCTTTCATTTAGTTAACTCCTTCTAACATTTGTTTTTTATATTTTTCAATTTCTATTTCAAGCTCTGCTTCCGTTTTATTTTCAAAGTCAGGAGGTGTTATACCCATACGAGCCATTTCTTTAAAAACAAAACTTGTTATTTTATTAGCTAAAGTTCCTACGTCTCGGTTAGATGGTTTTACTCCAACTTTAAACACATCAACTAATATTCTTGCAGCTTCTTTGTCTCGACCCACCAACCCTAGAAGTTGTATACCTGACATCTCGGCAATACGCACTGCAAATTCTGCAGCCACATAGGTAGGACTAACCATACCCCTAGCTAAGTTAAACGCTCTACTAATTGCTTCATTCGTTGTTATACCTCTTGTAAGACCTTCAAGTTTAACTTTACTGACGTCTCCCTTCTCTGTCATGACCATGTATTCTAACATATTTTCGTAGTATTCAATATGT